AAACCTCATCAATACAAAAATTACGTAAAAACTTACAATTATTATCACTTCTACATACTCTCTCATGTTTGCTATTTTGCCAACACTCTGAAGTCCATGCACTTACATATTTGTTAACAACTCTATCCCATGTATCGTCAATCGTGAATAGTCCTAAGACAGGTAATATCATTGTCAAAAATATAATCCATAGAAACGCAGGTCCAAAACCTTTGTTGTGATACGCTTGATTACTCATTTCAAAAACCTTCAATATATAAAATTAAACTTATTCCTACAGCGAACCATAAAAAAGGTGCTTTAGGATTTTCTACTAGCCATGCTATCCCGATATACTTCAACCATGATTCTTTTTGGTTCTTTACAGGTATCTTGCCATCTAAAGTATATTCTTCTTTACCTCTAGGATTAGGTGGACTTATAAAATTCTGTCCAGGCATCAGCTTGACATATCTTTCAACATTGAATTTATTTCTTCAATGTTAGTTTCCATTTCGTCCATTCGACTATCTATTGCGAGAGTAGTCATCACACTTAAACAGCCTGCCACTACTATCATTACCCAAAATATAATACCAAAATTTTTCATATTAACTTACCTTTACTGCTATGTATATACACAATAATACTATAATTATCTTACCATAGTCAAGATCAAATTTAGTACCTTCACCATAACTTGCTTCCCACATTTCTTTAAGATTCTTCATTTTTTCTCCTCATAAATTTAATATCACAATAACCACAAATTACAAAGCCTTCATCTGGTACAGTGTAGTATACTCTAGGGTGATCATTTGTTTCGCCAGTACACCACACTCTATCTTTATCAGTATAGACAATAGTTTCAGGAAAGTTATTCGTGTTCTCCGCCATTTCCTCTACCATTATATCCAGCAAACACTGTTGGTTTTCTCTTAGCGGTTTCAAATGTAGCTACTGTCACTACGATGGCGGCAATAATACAAAGGTGTGCTATCATAGAAAAACCCCATATCCACAAACTACCATAAGCAAGTGCAAAACTACTCGCCCAAGTCCAGGCGAGTATTTGCAATATCATGTGTCTTGCTTGTAAGCTAGGAATATTTTTAAGAGGATTAACATCAGCATTCATCACTGAGTTCCACATATTGACAATCGCTTCTCTCATTATAGTTCCTTCACTATCTTCTTAAATTTCTTTTTAGATTTTCCTCTGAACTTATACTTTTTCGCTTCAGCTAAGTTTACTTCAGAATCACCAACTACGACAACACCAATCATACCCATAGTTGCATGTGGTGTACAAAGGTAAAGATAAACGCCTTCTTGTTCAAAAGTAAAAGAAACTTCATCATTCATTTTACTCTTTATTTTTTCTACACCATCTGGTACAGATACAAATTGTACGTTATGCCCTTTTGATGTTGGTACCCATGTAATTGTATCACCTACATCAATTCGTGCTATATTTTCACTATATAGCATTTTCTCTTTGCCTTTTTTGTTTAGCATTTCGATAGTCATTGATTCTGCCGTTGCCATGTTGCATTGCAGTAACATACCACATAAAATGCCTACTAAAATTATTGGTAAATAAATGTTTCTCATGTTCTTAAATCGCTCCATGTTGCTAGTTTACTTCGTTTTTCTCTTGCTCTATTATGTATCTCACTCCAAGTAACAATGCCATGTTCTGTCATTAAGTCTAACATGGCGTAAACATCACCAATCTCGTCTTTGAGATTTTGCAAATCTGTTCTTTGTTTTCTCATAGCCTTAGAACACATTTGAGCAAGTTCACCACACTCTTCCATCGTAATGACAAAGAGTTGTTGTTCTGTATCTAATTTCTGCATTAGTCTAATCCCATATTTGATTCATAATCTTCTTTCCAAGAAGGATCATACTTTGCACCAGTACCGTCTTCTAAAAAGTTATTAGAACACATAACCATGACAAGAAGTATCCATATCAAAGAAATCCATTTTAAAAATTTAATAAAGCCTGCATAAGTCTTTTTTGCTTCTGCAAGGGCTTCTTCTTTCACATCACTCAACCTATAAAACTCCATACTATTGCATTTAATAATAAAGTACCACCAAAGAATATAGCTATCATTAGTATTAGCCCTAGTCCTTCATTCTTTACTGGATCAAATTCATACTTCATTGTCCTATTATCCCATATTTTACACCACGATCTACTTCGTAGTCTTCTAATTTATAACCTTCAAGAACTGCCTCGTCATAGGCTTTTTCGTATATCTCAACTAAATCCTTACGTGGGTGTTCTTGAACTTCACCAGTAAACCATTTAGGTTGCCATGGTTGTGTTGCCATATGCGTATAATGTAGTTGATAGATTTCATCTGTATCACCATCATGTGAGTTCCACCTAGGATCTAAATCGCCTACTAAATTATTCGCAATGAACATATTGATAAATTGATGGTGTGCAGTAGCATCTTCTTTCCATGTTTCTACTGCCGGTACTACTTTCTTCCATTTAGCATTATCAAATACAATAACGCAGAACTCTTTACCACCAAATCTCTTACCATCTCTTGCTAAACATAATTTACCTTTTGGTACTTCTAAATCTACAAGTTCTGCCATGTCTCTCATGTTAATCATGTCAACATCGGTATAGATTGCTTTACCTTCAAAGTTGCAGGCTTCAGGTATACCCCATCTATAACCAGAAAATGGCGTACTCCAGTTTTTGTCAGCCCAACCATACCAAAAAGATGTTTCATCAGTTGTCTGTCGCATCCATGTTATATCTACAGGACGGCTACAGTTCTTTCTTATAGAGTGTTCGTATGCCATTTCTATTTTTGCATCTTCACCATTAGATGAAGTACCTATAAAAAGTTTTACAGGATCATTTGCCATAATTTCTACCTTCTCTTATGTGTTCTGGTTTCTTGTACCATTTACCATTTATGTTATCGTTATAGTAATCACTATCTTCTAACACATTATTCAAAAATAATTGTTTAACTTCTTCGTAGTTTACATCACCTTTAGTCGTATGTAAAGACAAAATTTGCCTTTTATAATTATTTTTTTCTTTTATTTTGATTTGTTCCAAAAGTTCTTTTGACGAGCCATAATACTTCTTCCAGTCGGATTCAGATTTTACTCGTTTAGATTTACCTTTCTTCTTTCTGAGTTGATAAAAATATTTTCTACCTATGTACTTTTTATCAGTATCTAATTCTGTAATTAGATAAACAAATCCTACATATGATTTAATATCTTCTGATGTAAATGGTTTATTATTGAATGTCCAAGGATTTTCATAATCAATCTCTGTCGTAATCGTCCTCGTCATAATCTAGCTCATCAAACTCTTCTTCTTCTAAATCGTCTAAATCAATATCTGCACCACAATATGGGCAATATATTGGTTCATTCTTGCTAGTATTTATGCCGACAATCTCATACTCTGCTCCGCACTCTGTACACTCAAGTTCGTATGTTATTTCTTCTTTATCTGCCATATCTATACTCCGTATATAGTGTTGTGTGTATTATTAACACGTACAAATGTAGTACACTTACTTAGTTGTTTTAAATTACTTGCTCCTACATATGTACAAGCTGAACGTACACCGCTAAGTATATCTACTACTGTAGGTTTCACCGCACCTCTATATGGCACTGTCACTGTTTTACCCTCTGAACCACGATACTCATTCTTTATTAGATTACCATGTTTCTCCATTGCAGTTTCAGAAGCCATACCATAGAACTTCATACCTACTGGAGTTGGATTATCATCTTCAAATATTAAGTCACCAGCACACTCATCATGTCCTGACAACATACCACCAATCATTACAAAATCAGCACCGGCGGCAAATGCTTTTACAATATCTCCTGGAGTGTTACAACCACCATCAGCAATTACGTGTCCACCTAATCCGTGGGCGGCATCTGCACATTCTATCACTGCACTCAGTTGTGGATAACCTACACCTGTTTTAATTCGTGTAGTACATACTGAACCAGGACCTACACCTACTTTCACAATATCAGCACCTGCTAATATAAGTTCTTGTGTCATATCGGCAGTTACTACATTACCACAAATAATAGTTGCGTCAGGTAATCTTTCTCTTAATTTTTTGAGTGCATCAACAACTGCTATTGTATATCCGTTAGCTACATCAATGCCTATAAAAGACATTCTTGCACCATTCCAAATCTCTATGACACGATTCATTTCATCTTCTGATATACCAGCTAGACAACCTAAGAACTCTCTGCCTTTTTCCATGTAAGCTAATTTCCACCAATCATCTGAAATGTTTAGTGCTTTTGCTATACATGTTATCATGTTAAACTCTGAAAGTGCTAGATGCATCTTGAAAGTACCTACAACGTCCATGTTAGCCGCCATGATAGGAACACCAGTCCATTCTCTTTCACTATGTCTGAACTTGTAGGTTCTTTCTATGTTTACATTCGCTCTCGTCTTCAATGTAGAACGCTTCGGACGAATAAGAACGTCCGAATAATCCAACTTAATGTCTTCAGTGATTAACATTAGATTTCACAACCACCAGCAACACATGCGAGTTCTTGGGCACCCTCTGTCATATCTGTAGTTTCATATGCGGAGAGTTGTGTCCAATCTATGTTCTTTGGCATCTTGTCTAACTCTCTTTGATATACAACAGAATCACAATCTTGATATGGTGCTTGCTTGTATACATGCTCTGAGTATGGTAAGAATGATACACCGGACATCCAATCAAAGTTCTTATATACCCATGCACCAACTTCGAACCATTCATCTTCTTTTACTGAGATTGTTACAGAAGGCTTATGCTCACACCAATGCTTTTGATATACAAGCCATAATTCTAAT